TCACGCCGGCGGCCGAAAGATCGCACCCAGCAGCGCGCGATAGGGCCCCATCAGGCCCGCAACCCCGACCTGTAGCAGCTCGGCCTCGAACGCAGCCCGATCACCCTCCCAGGTCTCCGCCACCAGCGCGTGCCAGAACAACGGTCCCAGGTCGCCAAGCCGCAGGTCGCCAGCCCCGGCCCGATCCAGCACCGCCAGCAGGCTGCCGATCTCGCCTTCCGCCGCCACCAGCGCCGCGAAGGTCGGCCGCAGAACCCGCTCGCCTGACGGCAGCGAAAGGGCTACCTCTCCACGCACGGGGTTCGCGACCCTCACAGTGCTTCCACAGCCCCCGAACTCTCCAGCGACAAGGTAAAGCTCCGCTCGCCGTTGAAGTCCCCGGCATAGTCCAGACGCGTCACCTGAAACGTCCCCCGAAGCCGCTCGCCACTCTCGAAGCTCACCTCGAAACGGTCCAGAGCACCCGACAACACGCGGGATTTCAGCTGCAGCTCGGCCACGGAGCCCGTGAACACGCCGGCGCCACTGATCGAGACCGACCGCACACCCCCGGCTGGCAGCAGCTCGCGCCATCCGCCCGAGCCCTTGTTCGTCACCACCACAGGGTCGGTCGCCAGGCTCATCTGGGTAGTCCGCAAACCGGCCACTGTCCGGAAGACCTCCGGCGACCCGCCATCCCCGACCTTCAGCAGAAACGCGGCGCCACTCTCGATTGCCATCTCAGCTCTCCCTCACGGACAACACCCGAAACTCCAGCTGTCCCTGCGTCCACCCGCGCTGCGTGCGGCGAACAGTGCCTCGCACCAGCCTCAGTCCGATCAGTCGCAAGCCGCTCACCGCGGACGGCAGCGCCATGATGGCCCGCTCGATCTCCGCCAGCACAGCCTTGGCCGCCGCCAGCCCGTCCCGGCTGTCCCAGAGGCTCACGGAGAATCGATGCTCCTCGCCGCTCCCGCCCTGCCACTGGCGCGCCACCACCGTGTCAGCACCGATCGACACATAGGGCGGCCGCGCATTCACCGGCGGCCCGTCGAACACCTGCAGACCCCGGGCCGAAAGCGCAGGGTCGGCCGCCAACGCGGCCGCCACTGCGCGCTGCAGGTCCAGGCTATTGCGCATCCGATCCTCCCCGGCTGTCGTCATCCTCCGCCAGGATCAGGACCTGTCCCGGCGTCCGCGGGTCGATCTCCAGTCCTGTCGGCCGCAGCGTCAGGCCGCGCCAGCGCATCCGCATGTCCAGTTCCGGGCGCACGCCATCGCGAATGGTCACCCGCCACCGACGGGCCGCATGCAGCGCATCGCCCCGGTCCACCGTCGGATCCGCCCGCCGAACCGGCTCGACCATCGCCCACCGTTCGAACCGCAGGCTCCAGGCCGAAACCCTGTCACCAGCGACCCCGCGCACATCATCCCGGCCCTCGAAGCGCACGCGCTCCGTCAGCCGCCCTGAAAACTCGCTCATCCAGGCCTCCCGTCAGATGCGGCGCGGACGCCAGGGACTGATCATGCGGCGGACTGATGGCGGCACCCCCGGATCATCCGGGGCGTCACGATGGCTGAAGAAATGCCCCGCCACCCGAATCACGGCCAGGCGCAGCGTCTCCGGCACCCAATTCCAGTCATTGGCCATGCCGGCGCGATAGCGCACAACCAGATCGGTACCGTCGACAACGCCCGGAACCGACAGCTGTCCAGTGCCGTGGCGGTCAGTCTGGAGGCTGGCTTCTCCAGCCCCCAGCACCCGTTGCGTCCCGTCGCCGAACTCGGCGCGCGCCTCAAGCAATGTGCGGGCCGGCTCTGCCGTCAGCGCCAGCGATCCAGCCTGCACGGGGCCCCGCTCCTCGACCTCGCGCTCGAACAGCAGCAGCCCCAGCATGGCCTCGACCGTCTCGGTCGCCGCCCGAAGAAGCCCCGCCAGCAAGGCATCCTCCGCACTGTCCTCGATCCGCAGGAACGCCTTCAGCTCGCCCAGCGCCGCCGCCGGCGGCGCCTTGTCCAACGTCAGCATCAGCGGTCCTCCACCCGAATGGTCAGGCTGCGTTCATCCGCAGACCCATCCGCCAGCTGCAGCCGATTCCCGACCACATAGACATGCCCCGGCACCCCACCCGCCAGGCGCGCAGTGGCAACCAGCCCGGCCAGGCCCGCGCTCGCCACTGTCACGCCCCCGGCTTCCGCGGGCTGCACGCTCCAACTGCTGGCCGAAATCTCGGCACCAGGCCCCAGGGCAGCGCCCCAATCGACCTGGTAATCCAGCACGGCCTGTGGATCCTTCAGAAACATGGTGCTCTCCTCAGGCCGGAGCCCCGATCTCGACAGACCAGGACTCGAAATTCACCGTGCCGCCCATCGCGAGCGCCTGGCTCGGGCATGTCGTGACATAGAGAAGCCGGCTGCCGACGGTATCCAGCAACGCGACATGGCTCGCTGCCCCCGGCGCCAGCACATCAGCTCCAGCCTTTGCCAGAACCGTAATCTTGCGCCCCGAACCGTCCCCGGGCCCAACGACAAAGTCCGCCTGCGACAGGGGCGTCTCGGCAAGCCGCGCGTTCCATGCCGTCTGAAAACTGCTCGGCTGGGCGTCCAGCGCAACGGCCCTGTCAGCGCCTGCAATCACCGCCAGCGCGCCATCCAGAACCTGGTCCGCAACCCACTTTCCCATGTCCGATCTCCTTGCTGAACCCCATCGGGGCCTGGGCACTCACTCGGCCTCGACGCGAAGCCCCAAAACCTCTCCGGCGACCCGCAACAGCCGCCCGCTGGCCCCACTCGGCATCTCCCCGACCAACAGGCCCGCTGTGGAATCGCGCATCGAACTCACCGCCCCGGCCGCCACCAGCCGGCCACGCCACGCGAGCCCGGAACTGTCCGCAACATGCGCAGACAAGCCATCCAGAGGGCTCAGCTCGCTGGCGGTCACCTCGGCCGCCAGTCGTCCCAGTGCACCGACATCGAACGTGGCGCCCCGCACCCCGCCGCGCCCATCCCGGTCAATCACCGCTGCACCGGCACCCCGGCCTAACAGGCGGCTCGGCTTGAAAGGTGCCGCTATCGCAGCGTCGGCCCTATAGTCCCCGCTCCCCGTCCCCAGGTTCGGGGCGAACGGCCCATTGTTGCTCCGGTCATCAACATAGCCATGCCAGGCCACCCCAAATGCAGGGGAAGACCCAGCACCGCCGCCAGCAAACTCCAGCTCAGCCGTGCTCCCGAGCCCGAAATAACCATATTGGAAGTCGGAAGGGCTCGCGACGCCCCGATTGGCATTGACATTGCCGCGATACCCAACACCGAAAAGAACCTCCCACGATCCGGTCAGCACAGCCGACCCGTTGAACAGGTCATGCTTCGTCGCGTTGCGGTCAAAGCTGCAGTACCGCACCACATTGCCTCGGTGCCGCAAATTGTGGCGAACAATCGTCCGGGCAGGCTGCCCCGCCATGGCACCGGTCACATATTCGACAAGCCCAGTCCCGCTCGTCGCGCTGGTAACAGCCGCTGCCGCAGAATACTCGAACCGGTGCGCATCCAGCACAGCCACCGCAACGCCCGTCCGGTTCATGCTGGCGTTCGCAAAGCCCGAGATGTTGATGATGTCCCCGGTCGCCAGGCCATGGTTCATCAGGCCGATCCGGATGGTCGACGTCGGGCTGTTGTTGACCTTCACCGCCGCCCCGACAGAGGTGCTGCTGTGGATCTCTACATCATTGTGCCAGTTCCACCGCCCACCAACCAGCGTGACACCCTCGAAGATACTGTCGATCACCGTCGAGGCCGCCGTCTCGCCGACAATCAGCAGTTCGCCATTGCCGGCCGTCAGCGTGTTCTCGGCCAGCACATTCACAAGCGCCCACCGATAGCTCCCGTCATCGGTGCCGAATGTCGTCCCTCTCGGCGTCAGGATGCTGTTTTCGAGGCCATAAGCCTCGATATTCCACAGCATCAGGTCGTCATTGTTCGGCGTCCCGCTACTGAACGCATTCACGCTGCGGGGCGGCGCGGTCTCGCCCGCAGCCGGCATGGTGATACGCATATTGATCACGGTCGAGACCAGCGAAGAGGAGTTCATCATCGCCGTCCGCGTGACATTGCGGAACAGCCAGCCGATCTGCTGCGCCGTCGCCGTGCAGTTCCGCGCATCGACGTTGAAATGCGACGTGTGCGTGACCCCGTTGAAGACAGCGAAGCTGCCCGTCGCGGATGGCCGGGCACGAACGTCCACATTTTCCAGCGTCACCCACTCGGTCGTCGGCGCAACCGTGCAGTTGAACATGTGCGCTGTGCCCAGCTCCAGCCGGCAGTCCGCAAACTTCATCCGGTTCAGGCTGTTCCACGTCCGCTGCGTCGTCGATGATCGGATGACGCAGTTCGCGCGCGGCTCGGCAACCTCCGGATTGCCCCGCACGATCAGATAGCCAGGCCCCGAACGCGGCGTCCCCGCCAGGTCCCCCGTCGGCTCGCTCACGCCTGCCGGCAAGAAAACCTCCCACCAGGCCCCACAGGCGGCGTGGCTCGAAAACCCGTTGCGCCCCGGCAAGGTGACGCCCCCGCCCGATCCACTCGCAACCGCCCGGCAAGCCGTGATGAAGTTCAAGGGCCGCGTGCCGGCCACCGCCGCATTCGCCGCCGCCACACTGGCGTGCCACACCACGCTGGCGGCAGTGTTGGTGCCACCTACCGGGTCGATCGCCACATACTTGCGCGGCCACACCGTGCCTTCAGGATCATACCACAGATGAAACGGCGCGCCCCAGGCCGGCCCCAACGCCGCCGTTTCGCTCGTGCTGTGGGCATTGCCCGTCGAGCGCGGCACCCCCACCCACGGATAAACCGTCGCATGCACCGTAATCGGCCCCGAATTGAGGCCCGACAGGTCGATCAATCCACCCCAGCACCGCAGATTGTCCCCATACAAAGGAGACGTCTGCGGCCCCGTGAAATGAAACTCCTTGCTCGTCGTGCCGTCATAGGCCGTCAGCTGCAACGCCGCGCAGGCCTGGTGCCGGCTGCCATCGCTGTCGGCGGCGCTCTCCGGATGATGCGTCGCAATGATCACGTCGACCTGCGCCGCATGGGCCGGCGCGCTCGACGATCCGCCCACATAGGGCCAAGGCTCGTTGGCCCAGCGGAAAATGGGCACCGGCGCAGTCCGCGTCGAACCGTTGGCGACAATGTTCAACACCCCGCCGCTCGCCCCGAACCGCCAACCCGCCACGAAGGTCGCACTCAGAACCGTAGAGGTCGCATAAATCCGGTCCGACAGCGCAAATCGAATGGTGCGCGTGCCGTCCCCATGGTCGAACTCGTCCAGCGGGCAGTCGATCCCCGATCCCTGGAACGGCAGGCGCAGAGGCCGCGTCGCAACCACAGTCCGCGGCCGCGCGGCCTGGGCCACCGGCAGCCCACCCGCCCGATCGAAACCGGGGTCACGAACCTGCAGCAGCAGTCGCGGCGCGCCGCCGGGATCCAGCGGAAACTGATCGATCCCGCTCACCCGCCATTGCGCATCCGGGCGGTCGGCATTTGCCGCCAACGGCTGCCCGTTGGGGCGAAACCAGCCGCCCCCGGGCACAAGGCTGCCCCAGATCCCGCGCAGGGCCAGAACCCAGCCGTTCGCTTCGACGGCTGCCGATACCACTGTCATGACCGGCTCTCCTGATCTCGGTGCCGGGCCGGGGGCCAAAGGCACCCGGCCACTCTCCTCCCGCCTGGATCAGGTCGCCGAAAAGCGCATCAGCTTCAGGGCTTCGCTGTTCACCAGGGCACCGCCCACCCGCCGTGTCGCATAGAAATGCACGAACGGCTTGTTCGAATAAGGGTCCCGCAGCACGGCCGTCTCGCCCCGCTCTGCCACCACATAGGCGCTGCGGAACTGCCCGAATCCGATCGACAGGCTGTTGGCCCCGATGTCCGGCATCGCATCGACTTCGATCACCGGATACCCCAGCAGCGTCGACGCCTGGCCATCGGCCAGTCCCGGCTTCCAGATGAAGTCCCCGGTCGTGTCCTTGAACTTTCGCACGGTCGCAACCGTATTGGAATTCATCACCCACACGGCACCCTGCCGGTAAGGCGTCCGGAGCGAATGGACCATGTCCACCAGCCGGTCCTGCGGGTTCGTGCCCACGAAAGCACCCGCCGCGCCCGACGGCACATACTGCACCGTGCCGAACGGCCGGGTCGCATCACCGGTCGCTGCAACCGGATAGGTCAGGAACCCCTTGGGCTGCGCCGTCCCGGTGCCCGATACGAAGGCGACGCCTTCGGCCCGGGCAAACTCGATGGCGATCTCGCGCGCCAGCCAGCCCTCCACGTCGAACAGCGCATCATCCAGCATCGCCTGGGTGGCTGCCGGATTGGCATAGAGCTCGCCCATCGGCGCCAGCACTTCCGAAAACACCGGAGTTGCCGTCTCCGGCCGCCCGGACGCCTCGCCGACCCAGCCCGAAGCCACCCCGCCGGCCGCCACCAGCTTGCGGTAATTGGCAGACCCCACCTTCACCACATCGGCAATCGCCCGGATCGGCGAGATCAGCTTCAGCGTCGTCTCGATCCGCTGGTCGATCTCCAGCGGAACGGCAAGCCCCCCTTCGGCAGCGATCCCCACAGACAGGCGCTTGGTCTCGAACCCTTCCTCGATGCCCTTGCGCAGATAGGCATCCGCAAAGCCAGATCCCGAACGGCCGCCGCGTCCCGCCGCTGCCCGTGGGGCCGCCGACACGACCCGCCGCGCCAGCTGGTCCAGGTCCTGCTTCACTTCCAGCCGCAGCGCATCCATCTCGGCCCGCACCGCATCCACCGGCGCAACGGCAATGGGCTGGCTCTCCGCCGCGGTCACCACCGCGTCGGCCTTGGTTTCATAGGTCATGTTCATCTGTCTCCTTGCTGGAACCCGTCAGCGGGTCCGCCACCGCAGGCCAGTCGGCCTCGCCTCCTGCGTCAGCCGACCGTGTCGACCCGCGCATCCCTGTGCATCGGCAGCGTCACCACCGAGCATTCCACCAGATCGAGCTTCAGCAGCTCCCGCCCCCCACCAGGTCGCGGCCGCGCGGATCTCACCCGATATCCGAACGACAGGCCATCGACCGCGCCGCTCCGCAGCAACGCCAGCGCATCCAGCCCATCGCGGCAGTCGGCGCTCACCGCCGCCACCATCTTCAGCCCCACCCGATCCTCCTGCAGGCTCACCACCCGCCCAATCGGCCGCGCGGGATCATGCTGCCACAGAAGCGGCACGTCTGCCGGCACCCCCAGAAAGGCCGCAGGCCGCACAATGTCCCCACCCCGGTCGGGGCTGTCGAACCGGCTGACATAGCCCGTCACCGAAACCAGTCCCTCCATCAGCCCTCTCCTCCGCTGCGCCGCGCCCAGCCCAGCATCTCCCGCTTCTCGTCATCGCTCAGGAATGTCGCCGCCCCTACATGGCGCCACAGTCGCTCCCGATCGGCCCACAGCGCCGGCACCAGGTCCAGGTCCGCCTCCAGCCGCAGCCCCGGCCACCACAGCGAAAGATGCCGCGACAGCCCGTCCAGGATCCGCGTCAACAGCGGCAGGATCGTCAGCCGCCAGAGTGCGACATTGGCCTCCGCATAGTTGGCGTGCGTCGAATCCCCCGGCAGCCCAAGCAGCATGGGTGGAACCCCGAAAGCCAGCGCCACATCCCGTGACGCCGCCTCGCGGGCCCGCTGGAAGTCCATCTCCGCGGGCGTCATTGCCAGCGGCTGCCACTTCAGCCCACCTTCCAGCAGCATCGGCCGCCCGGCATTCTGCGCACCCTGGAAGCCCGCCTCGATCTCGTCCCGCAGCCGCCCGAACTGCTCGGCCGACAAGGGCCCATCCTCCGGGTCCAGCACCAGCGCACCCGACGGTCGGGCCGCATTCGCCACGAGGGAGCGGTTCCACCTGCTAGCCGCCTGCAGCAACGCAATTGCCTCGCTCGCCGCCTCCACGGCGCCCGCCCCCAGATGGTCGTCCAGCGGGTCCAGCGCCTTCAGGTGCAGGATGCCCGGCGCCTGCGCATCGCCCTCGGCTGCATGGCGCTGCACGCGCCCGTCCACCTGGTACAGCCAGGCGAGCGGCCACCCATTGCCATCCGTCTCCAGCCGCATCCGTTCCGGCCTGAGCACCCACAACTCGGCCGGCAGGCCGCCCAGATCAAGCCCCGTCTCCACAAAGGCATTGCCGTGCAACAGCAGATGGGTTGCGACCGATTCCAGCAGGGCAGGCGGCAACAGCCGCAACGCGGGGTGCGTGCTGCCTTCCACCAGAAGGGTCACGCTCGAAAGACCTTCCGCCACCAGCCGCACGGCCCGCAGCGCCACCGGGTTGCGCCAGGCAGCCCGCACACGGCCCTCATAGGAGGCCGGCGGCTCCGATCCCGGTGGCTGCGACAGCGTCCAGGGTCGGCTGCCTCCCAGCGCCTTGCGCTCCGGTCGCGGCAGGAATCGCGAGGCCCAGCTCATTGGCCGGCACCCTTCACAGGCACCGGGCCATTCGCCACCAGGCCACCCCCCACAATCAGCGAGATCGCCTGCGCGAGCCCATAGGCCTGCATCGGATCCGATCCCAGCACGACAGCAATCATCGCCATCCCTACCCATGTGGACCCTTCGCCCAACCGCAGCCGCAGCCATTTCAGGGCCACCTCCAGGGGCAGCCCGTCCAGAAACGCCTTCATCGGTCTCTCCTGCTCAGCTGCCCAGCACCCGCACCTGCGGGGCCGGCCCGCGTCCGGCCAGCATCAGCTCCGTCAACGCCCACACCAGTGCATCAGCCCGGTCGGGCGAGCTCCCCGGCCCCACATAACCACCCCCGAGGATCAGGCCGCACAGCTCGTCCTCCAGGGCCGGGAAATGGCCGGCATGCTTCACCCGCCCCGCCGCATAAAGCGCCGACACCGGCTCTGCCCGGGCCGCCTTCCCGCGCGTCGCCCGCACCTGCTTCACCGGCAGGTTCACCGATGCCGCCCGCAGCACGCTCTCCACCATGTCCCCGCCATTGTTGGTCTCAACGATCACCCGGTCGGCCCCATGGCGTTCGAAGGCAGCCGCCACCGCCTGCGCCCAGGCTTCCGGCGATGTCCCCTGGACGCTGGCATCCGCCAGAACATGCCCGACACCCGCAGCATCGATCCCGGCCGCCACAATCCCGCACCCACCAGGCCCCGCTGGCGGGTCGACGCCGATCACCACCCGGGTCAGATCGGGCACCTCCGCTTCCCGGCAGGCCGACAGGCCATCCAGGCTCCACAAAGCGCCGTCATGCACCGCGAGCAGCTCACCCATCAGCTCCTGCCGCCCGATCCGGCTGCCCGAATAGCTCCGATCAAGCTCCACCAGATACGCCGGCGGCAGGTTCGCACGATTGTCGAACGTCGTCCCTCGCGTCACAGCCGTGCCCGGCATGTCCAGCATCTGGCGGATCAGCGGCACAGACCTGGGCGTCGTCGTCACCAGCGCCCGGGGCATGTCCCCGAGCCGCAGGCCCATGCGCAAATTGTCCCACGTTTCCTGCGGTCGCGGCCACGCCGCCAATTCATCGCACCAGGCAAAGTGAAACTGAGGTCCCCGCAGCTGGTTCGGTTCGGCGGCCGAGAAGGCCGTCGCCTGAGCCCCGTTCGGCCAAACAAGCATCCGCCGCGTGGACAACCATTCCGGTTGGAAGTCTTCTCCCGCAGCGGCACAAAGCCCGGACTCGCCTTCGATCATCACCGACGCAACATCGTGCGCCGTCGCACCCACCAGCGCAAAGCGGGCGTCCGGGTCGGACCGCGCCAGGTGCGTCACCCACTCGGCACCAGCCCGCGTCTTCCCGAACCCGCGCCCCGCCAGGATCAACCACTGCGACCAGGCCCCATCCGGCGGAAGCTGGGAGGGCCTTGCCCGCCACTCCCAGCTCCGCCCCAACCGGACCAGCATGTCCGCCGGAACCTTCAGCAGCACATCTTCCAGATCGCACGGCGCCAACCGCGCAAGTCGCTCCAGGACGGACAGCTCACCCACGGCCACCTCCGCCCAGACAGTTCAACGCGCCGAAGGGGCTCGCCACCCGCAATTCCGGAGCATGCCCAATCTCTATACCGCATCGTCACGATTGTCAATGGTTATTTTACCATACTGGTTTTCGTAGTGCATGACCAGCCGATCCAGAGCCAGACACAGGACCAACTTGGCAGCCCGCGTCGGCCAGCCCAGCGTGCGCTCCGTATCAGCCAGCCCCTCGCCCTCGCAGGCCACGCGCCACAGCACATCGGACAGGCCAGGGCCAACCGCCGCCAAAGCCGAATCGAACCGCCGCCGCGCATCGATCGCCCGCATCGGCTGGCCCTGCGCTCCGCCACCGCCGCGCTCATGCCGACCAGCAGGCGCCGGATCCCACCGCATCGTCACCCGCGCCCCCAAGCCCGAAAGGCCATGGTCCGTCCGCAACCGCTCAGCCGCCGCCAGCTGGAGCGCAGACAAATGCCCACGCCGCGCCAGCCAGGCCAATGGCGACTCCGCAAGGTTCACGACCATAACCTGCCGATCCACCGCATCAGCCGGCGACAGCACCCGCCGCCCGATCGCCCGATTCGGATAGTCTGCAACATCAATCAT